CTAGAGAAAGGCTGTTGGAGTTCCAATGCGATCCAGTGGCTTTAGCAGTCGACGCATTGAATGATTGGGGCAGTAAGGCCAAGCCTGGCGTGGTGGCAGGCTTGGTTGCCGAGCTGGAAAAGAGTTCTAAGGCCATGAGCGATATGCCGGTAAACGACTATTTGGTCATGTTGAAGGCAGATGTAAAGCCAACATTGAGTGTCAGACCTGTGGGCGAGGTTACGGCGCCTCAAGTTATAGTGTATCATGAGAAACCGATTTCCGCGCTCTATAGTTCTTTATTTAGAGTTTTGGTCAGACGATTGCTGTCGTTGTTGAAGGCCAATTATCACGTCAATTTGTTAAAGGATTCGAAGGATATCGGGGAGTTCATTACCGCTAATCATTCGTTCGGAGCTGAAGGTCTCAGTTTCTTGGAGAACGATTTTAGTAAGTATGATAAATCCCAAGGAGCCTTTGTTTTCCGACTGGAAGAGTTCGTGTTTAAGAAGCTCGGTTTGAATCATGAGATGTTAAGTAAGTGGGTGCATGGGCACGTAGAGTGTTCTATGCGATCGGTAGCCGTTGGCTTGAGCTTGCATGTAATGTATCAGCGTAAGTCCGGAGACAGCACGACAGCATTCGGTAACGTTTTGCTCAACGTTTTAAGCGTTTCTTATGCCTATAGAGGTACTGTTGTTGAGTGGGCAGTGTTTATGGGGGATGATTCGCTGGTTTGCGCGCGCGGAGTTGTGGCGAATGCTGATGCAGTACAGGCCTTGGCAGAGGTTTTTAACTTATCTGCTAAGTATTACGTCACGGATGCACCATATTTTGCTTCTAATTTCGTGTTGATCGATGAAGGGAGGTTAAAGGTTACTATGTGCCCTGACGTGGTTAAGCGCATCGAGAGGTTATCGATGTACATTTCGGCGGATGATCCACAGTGGGATGAGCGGTACGTTAGTTTTAAGGATTCGATGGCTGTTTTCCTAGATGAAACCATTGTTCAACAAATGGCAGTAGCGGTACCTGTCAGGTATGAGGTATCCGAGGGTTTGGTACGCGGTGCAGTTAGTGCTTTAGGGTCGTTGGTTTCTGATAAGAACAAGTTTCGCGGTTTGTGGGCCGATAGGTCAGAGTTGTTGCAGGCTTAAGTCGGGTAGGTTCGTGATTGGGTGATTGCGAATAATGTTTGTGTTTATTTCTTTAGTTCGGGTTTTCAATTAATACATTTGAAAAAA